TGAATCACTTTGAGAAAAATCAATGGGAGATTCCTGATGTAGCAAGTGCTTTAGGGATTACAGAACAATATCTACGTAAAATCCTTAACAATCCAGAAAAACATCTTAAGCAAATGACCGATATTATTGCTTATTACAAAATCAGATAGGGGGAGTTCTAAATGGAATCTAAGCTGCGTATAGTAACGGCTTTGGAAAGCATTGCAAACAGCCTTAGTACTTTGGCAGAAGATACTAAGGCGAAAAATAGATATAAAGAATCTTTATTTGTTCAAATATTCATCTTTATTCTCGGTATAGTTGTTGGATGTATGTTAATCCAGCTAGGAACAGACTTGTGGAAATGGTTAATAGTTTAAAAAAATTATCTGAATCGTTTCTAAAATAAGATGTTGTATTGAAAGAAATATACGCAAAAATAAATGACAAAAGTAGAGTATTGTTCGTTCTTTTCCAGTAACTTTTGTAAAGGTCAAGCCAGCTACTAGTTAATTTTATTTGATGATTTTTATTTTTTTCATTGTATGCAAAAATTTCAAAATACTTCCGTTCATAATTGTTCTTGGCTTTATTAGTTAAATAAGAAATATACAGCTTACTTTTCTTTTGGATAACCCAAAATAAAAATAACGCTATCGACACCCAAAAAGAATATTTTTCTAAAAAGGGAATAGATTTTTCTACAACATTATACATTACCTCACCCCCTTATCAATTATTTCAGCATGCTAGTGCTGATAAGGAAATTATATCAAAAAAGAAAGCGAAGTGATTAAATGTCACAAGACCTAGAAATTGGTGTAAGAGCAGCTCTAATTCGCGCAGGGAAAACCCAATCTTGGTTATCGAAACTACTGGGAATTTCAAGTCCTTACTTGTCAGATATTTTTTGTGTTCGTAGACGTTCAGAAGAGCAAGTTCAAAAAATATTAAATATCAGATAGGAGTGATTAGAATGGAAAATTTTCTAGATTCATCTTCAAAAAACTTTCTATACAACATTATAGAAAAGATTCTAAGAAAAATGTTTGAGCAAGTAATAGATGAAGCTAGCCAAGGTTTAAATGAACGTGCCGAGTATTTAGACATCAAACAATTATCGTCAAGGTATTCAATGTCTGTTCCTGAAGTTGAACAAAATTTTGTAAAAGATAAACGTATGCAAATGATCGAGAAAAGAAAGCCTGGTACTAGCAAGGGAAAAAGATATTGGCCTGCTAAAGAAGCTATAAAAATTTGTAATGACATCATGAATCATTGGGATTAAAGGAAAGAGCGATACAGAAACAATTTAAGGAGGAAAAAATGGACAACTTAGTAATTATGAAAAACCAACAAGCAGTAACAACTAGTTTACAAGTTGCTGAAGTATTTGAAAAACAACATAAGCATGTTATTGAAGCAATAGAGGCTAAAATTCAATCGGCCGAAAATTCGGCTTATTACCAAAACATGTTTGCTGAAGGAGAATACAAAGATTCAAGAGGTAGAAAACAAAGATTGTACTACATGAATCGAGATGGCTTTTCTTTCATTGTATTTGGATTCACTGGAAAAAAAGCAGATTCATTCAAACTGAAATACATTGAAGCTTTTAACCAAATGGAGGAATTGCTTAAAACTCAATCAAACTTACCGATTAATAACACAGAATTGTTATTAGAAGCTGCGTTAAAACATGAACGTGGATTGACTCTTGTAAATCAACGTTTAGATAAGCTAGAAACAGAAACTACAATTAATAGAAGCCAACAACGAAAGATACAAGGGCTAGTTTCATCAACTGTTATCAAAGTATTAGGTGGCAAAAAAACATTGGCTTATCAGGATTCAAGTATTAAGCAATCAGCCTTTAGTAATTGCTATAAACAATTGAAAGCATTATTCGATGTAGCCTCTTATGTAGACATTCCAAAAGTTCGATATGAAGAAGCTTTAGCTCTAATTCCTAGATGGAAGCCTAACTTAGAATTACAAGCAAGAATTGATATGGCTAATGGTAATGGAGATATGTTTAAAGAAATAGGATAGCAATGATAAAAGGATAAGCCTTAACTTATCCCCAGTTAAAAGTAGTGTCAACAATAATAGCTTTTTGATCCATATTACTTTTGATGGATTCAATAATTTCTAAAACAGAAGATTTATAGTAATAAGTCTTACTTGATGCGATTACTTCATTTTCTTCGGTTTTAATTACAAAATAGTATTTTTTATTAGAAGCTTTCTTTATTACAAAAAACATTTTGACACCCCACTTTCAACTGAATTATATCAAAAAAACTATAGGAGGGTAAATATGAAAGCAATACGTGAATCACGATTGATAGGCGCATTTTTATTGATGATTGCGCTAGGTGTGTTATTGAAAAGCCACTTTTCAGTTCCAGTGTTGGCAACAATAAGTGTACCTCTTTTTATCCGTTGGTTTTTCAACTGGGATGAAGCGGAGTATCAGCATTTTCAAAAAAGACAAAATAAAAAGCCCCAATCGTCTGCCAACGATTAGGACACATACAAAATGAACTAAGGAGAGTATACCAAAATGAACGACAAAATTCAAAAATTGATTAAAAAACTAGCAAAAGAATGCCAGAAAGAAGATGTAGGTTTATCTTTGGCTGCTATCGATTTAGAAGGAAAATTGGCAATATCTCAAGTTGGAAAAGGTACGATGGTAGCCATTGCAGCATATAGCCAATATGCATTAGCAAAAGAAAGACTGGAACAATCAGATTGTGATTGTCTAAAACATCGTTTATTAAAGGAGATGTACGGTATTGCAACAGAAACTACGACTAAAAATACACATACTTTTGTCACAGATGATCCAAACGATTTGATGGATATATTATCGAAGATTTTTCGAGGTGAGTTGAAATGACTAGAAAAGAAAAGTTAAACCAAGCAAAAAAAGTAAATACTCCAAGCTGTTTATAAGAGAGGAGTATTTCAAATTTATTAAAGGTAGGTACTTCTGTATGAAAAAATTTATCGGAACGTTTTTAATATCAATGTTGTTAATCATGGCATTTTTTATAGGGGATTCGCTAGTGTCATGGATAAATATTATAAAGAAAAGTCCTACAAATTTCTTATATGACTCTGTCGGCTTATTAATTTCGGTTGCATCTATTGTATTAATTGTTTTAGCGATATTGACAATTTTTAACGATATGGTGGATTAATTCCATTTTTATTTAAAAAAGTTTCGTATTTGGGATACTCCATGAGGCGCCCTTGTTGATCCCTATACCATTCAACATTTCTAAAATCCGTAAAAAATATTATAGGTACACCATGAATGCCCCCCATAGCATTTGGTAAAACAGGAAGACTTAATTCGACTTTTCCTGGTGGCAGAGTTTCTAAATATTTATAGCTGTTAAATTCTGAAGCGAAAGATACTTTTTTAGATAATGAATCATTGTCTATTTTATTAGGAATAGAAATAACAAATACTTTATATACTGGTGCTTGATTCGAATTATTAGCTATCACATTTGGAATTTTTTCGAGCGATATGGGGCTATTTTTATTTGATTGTTCATTGTTCCAAACAGAAATATTTTTTGATTGTTCTAACTTTATATTTTGCTCATTTTCATAATTAACTTTTTTTATTTGATTGTTGTTTTGCATCACATTCCAAATAGCAAATAAAGCTCCGATAGTAGTTACACATTTTACAAAAACATCAAAATATTTTTTCAAATTATTCATCACCTTTCAAGTTAAAGTATGGCAAAGAAAGTAGGTAGAATTAAATGACAAGAAAAGAAAAACTAAAGCAAGCCCCAAAAATTGCTGATTTATGGTACCAGCAATAAAAAGAGCGCAGAGGTGTCGCATGACGACAAAAAAGCGACTTAAGCCGCCAAACAAATAGTCGCATACAAAATTATACTAGAAAAATTTTAACACAGAAAAGAGGTTTTGTGAATGAATCGTAGAGAAGCTAATGTACTAGATAGATATTTAACAGAGCCGACTGAAAAACTATATAAGGAAACCTATGAAGATGATCCAGTGGACACTACTGATTGTTTTGGAAATGAAATTGCTGATGAAGACGGTGTGTTTGAGCTAACTTTTGCAATGAAATGTCTTTATACAGGACAACCAGTACTCACCTGTAAAAAAATTGCTACACAAGATACAATCGTTGATTTGATAGAAGAATTAGGCGAAGAAAACGTGTATTTAATTGAATATGTGAGTTCAGGAAAAAGATATAAGGAGGGCTTATTGAATGGCTGAAGCAACCAAAACAGATTTTTCTAAGTTGAATGTTTATCAAAAATTAGCGTATGTGAGACAAAAAGCACCATATATTCAAAAAAGTAAACGTGGCCAGCAGTACAGCTATGTGGGGTCAAGCGATGTACTATCCGCATTAAATACAGTCATAAATCAAGTTGGATTAATTTTGAAGCCAGAAATTGTTGCTCATCAAGTTCGGGAATCACAAGATGAGGTATGGAAAGCGGATAAAGTAAAGAAAGAGCCTGTAGCCAAAAAACGTACAACGTATTTTACAGAGCTAGAGTTAATGATGACATGGATTAATATTCATAATCCTTCTGAGATTGTTGCTTGTTCATGGTATAGCCAAGGAGTAGATATTGAAGGAGAAAAGGGTGTAGGAAAAGCACTAACGTATGCGGAAAAATATTTTTTATTGAAATTTTTTAATATCGCAACAGATGATGACGATCCTGATAAATACCAAAAAGAACAGTTAAAAAATACTGCAATTACTGAACGGCAAATTGATATGTTGAACGCATCAATTAGTAGAGTAGCCGAGCTGGCAGGGCAAGAATTTGAAGCTGTGAAATCGTTAGCTATAAATGATTCTGATTTGAATCCTAAAAAAGCATTTGAAGAATATAGTGCTTATGATTATGGTGTTATTTCTAAATTGCTTGCGAAGTGGATAAATTTTTATGAATCTAGGCAGAAGGTTCAAGAAGATAAGAAGTGATTGAATGATTGGAAAAATCATAAAACACAAAGGAAATAAATTGGCGATTGAGTTTGAGGATGAGATCAACTCGAATTTCCTCAAACTCCTAGCTAACAACGATGACAATTTAGTAAAAGTTGAACTATTAGATAATCGACAAATGTCTCAAAAACAGAATGCACTTTCTCACGTTTTAATAGCTGATATAGCTCGTTGGAGTTATGACGAACCCAAATGGATAGAGGAAGTTTTAAAGTATTACTACGAAGCTAAAAGTGGCGTGTATTTTGAACATAGTAAGGCTACACGACATGAAGCAACAGAATGGATTAGTTTTTTAATCGAATTCATTTTGAAAAATGATGTACCACTAGAAAAGAGATACCAATACTTGCTAGAAAATAACAAATGGTTTTATTACTGCCTTAAATACCGTAAGTGTTGTATTTGTGGGAAACATGCCGATGTTTGTCATATCGAGGTAGTCGGTATGGGGCGAAATCGTCAAAAGATTAATCACGAAACATTTACTTTTTACGCTGGTTGTCGTCAACATCATCAAGAAGAACATCAGATAGGTACTAAGAACTTTTTAAACAAGTATCAAATTAAACCAGTAAAACTAAACGTTGAAGAACGTAAGAAGTTGAATATCGGAGGTTAACAGTTTGGTAGAGGAATTACTTGAAAAATACAGGCAATTAACATCGAGTCAAAAACTATTTTTTGAACTATTAGCATTTGTCTATATCGGTTCAAGAAATGGTAAAGGAATAGCTATTGAAGCACAAACAATAAAAAAAGTCGTTAACGGAGAAATTAAGCATAAATATGTTTATACGGTCGTTGTTGATGAGGAGGATAACTAGTGAATGAACATAGAGGATATTACGCCATTATCCCAGCGATTGTTCGCTATGATAACCACTTAAATGGGAATGCAAAATTATTGTATGGAGAGCTAACGGCATTAGCAAATGAAAAAGGCTATTGTTGGGCAACGAATCAATATTTTGCAAATCTGTATAACGTTAGCAAGCGAACAATTATTTCATGGCTGAAACAGTTAGAAGAAAGAAACTATATAAAAATGCAAATTTTTTATAAGCCAAACAGCAAAATGGTAGATCGGAGACATATCTATATCTTACCGTATCCAACTGATACAGAATTTTACACCCCTAGTGAAGAAAATTTCATCACCTATGGAAAAAATCATCAGGAGGGGGATGAAGAAAATTTCACTACCCCTAGTGAAGAAAACTTCACAGAGAATAATACATTAATTAATAATACAAAGAATAATACAAAGAATATATATAGTGTTGAACAAAGTTCAACCATGTCTGAATTATTTGAAAAGGTTTGGAAAACATATCCGAAGAAAACCAATAAGAAAAAAGCCAAAGAGCAATTCTTAAAGAAAATTAAGTCAGATGAAGACTTCGAACGGTTTAAAACAGGATACAAAGCTTATCTTAAGTATATCAAATTAAACGACTGGTATCATCCACAAGAATTGTTCCGCTGGATACGTGATGAACGTTTTAACGATGAATACGACTTGTCTGAAACGGCAACGCAAGTAAGATATTCAAATAATCCAGTTAGACAAGAGAAGTTGCCAGATTGGGTAAATGAACCAAAAAAAGAAGAGGAGAAACTATCACCAGAAAAGCAAGCTGAACTTGATAGGCAAATAAAAGAATACTTGGAGGGGAAATGATGCGAATTATCCTGCCAATTGAACGAAAACTGCAAAGTCGCCCGAGGTTTGCAAGACGTGGGAATTATGTCCAAACCTATGAAGATAGCGCTATGGGTGCCTATAAACAAAAGGCAAAACCAGAATTGATTGAAAAAGGGGCTATTTTTGCGCATATTACGTTTTACATCGCTACCCCTAAAATATCATTAAGTTCTAAAAAGAAACGCTTAGAAGTGAAATTAGAACGGAAATATTGCGATAAGAAACCTGACTTGGATAATTATTTCAAAGCAGTCACTGATGCTGCCGAAGGTATTTTATATAAAAACGATGGTCAAATTGCTGTAATGGTTTGTCAAAAGTTGTACAGTATGCGACCACGAACAGAACTAGAAATTACAAGTTTGGAGGAACAAGTGTAGTGGGTAAAACGGGTAAACAGATCAAAGAGAATTATTCGGTTAGAAAGCGAGTAAAGAAGATGCTTAAATTTAAAGAATTTAATATTCAATTATTCGACGTTCACATTTATATAAAAAGGCTAAGTAGTTTTAAAACCAATAAAAAATAGTATAAAAAAACTAACTAGTTTCCGCTAGCTAGTTATAGATACATTTTCATCTCAGATAGAGACAATTAATAATACATTACTATGAAATTTAAGGCAACAAAAAAAGCCAGCTGACCACTAGCTGACTTATGTGGTAGAAACAACTGTTTTCCGCCAGTTGTTCTTTAGGTGTGAGTTAGCACTTTCCCCAAATAAAGTGCTATTAAATAGCCGATTAAAAATCGACAATAAATCTCTTGTAGAGACGTGTACTACTATTAACTGTTTACCAGAAGTTAATGTAGAAAAGGAGGAAATTTATTTCATAAATAAAATCCCCAAGAAAGTTAAAGTGATTATACCATTGAAAAATAGATTTGAAAATACTTTCTATGCCAAAAATATTTATTAGATGGAAAATATCAAATGAATAAAGATGATGTGAAAGATAACGAATGGAAGATTGTAAAATACTGTAGAATTATTATTGTTTTCTTTATAGTCAACCAATAATTTGTTGACTACAAACATGTATGAGTGATGAATATTTTGATAAATAAATAGCCAGTCGGTTTCCGCCGACTGGCTGAGAAGTGAATAGCTATTGGAATAGTATTCTTAGTATAATTTATATCATATAGAGTCGCTGATGAGCAAAGAATAAGCATTTCTTATATATGTTTGGATAAATAAAAAAGCTACTTAGTTTCCGCTAAGCAACTCTTAAATGATGATATGTTTATTATAAATTATTATACCATAAAAGGAGCGATTTCACTTGATTCTATTGTTAAAAGAAGTAGATTTTCGACAAACAAAAGCGAATGCTAGAAATGTGTTGAAGAGTTTTAGACGTTTAGAGCGAATAGCTGGTCGCTCTTTGATAGATTTAAAATCACCAATTATTACAGAAATGCCTAAAAGCCAAAGCCACGGAAACAAAACAGAAGATGCACTGGTACAATTAGCTGATGCAGAAGCAGAAAGAGATGCAATTTTATCTGCACTTATGGCTTTGAGTTTGACTAGTAGACAAATTCTGCACTACAGTTTTTGTGTGCAGGATCATTACTCTAATTACAAGATTGCTAGAGAAGTTGGATATTCTGAAAGAAGTATTCAACGTATGAAATCAGAAGCTTTAATTGAATTTGCTGAAGCGTATCGAAATGGAAAAATAATCGCCTATAGATAAAATTTTTGTCGGTTTTTTGGCGGAAAGTTGGCGGTTTTTATCAATATTTAGATGTTACTATGGTAGTGTCGAAAGATAAGGAAACGAGGTAAGGCATGCATTACCTATCTTAGCTCCGTTTCGCTTATCTTTGGAGGCTACCTACAAAAAAATAAAGAATAAGGATGTGGAAAGTCCAGTTCTTTCTGTCTCGTTTAGTCTAGGTAGCAAATATTGCAATAAACTTGGCATTAAGCTTACACGTAGACGTACGCTGAAAGCACTTGTCAAGATAGCGCTATGTAAGTTGCAATGATCACTCACAAATCAGACGTTCTCAAACTAAAAGAAATGAGGTGTAATTCCTCTCTCTTTTTTCTACAGGTTTGTGAGTGTTAATGGGGCATAGCTTAACTGGTAGAGCAGCGGTCTCCAAAACCGTCGGTATAGGTTCGAGTCCTATTGTTCCAGTAGGTAGCATCGCTACTTAAATAAAATAATCGTCAATAGATGTTTCTGATACCATTCACGATGAGGCACTTTTAAACTAGTGTCTCTTTATTTGTAAGTACTAGTTACATTTGACCGAACGTTCGTTCTTATGTATAATATAAATTGTAATCCTTATGATTATATCTGCTAGAAAGAAGTCAAGAAAATGCTTGTTTTCCTGACTTCTTTTTGATTTAATTAATGTAGCAGATGATAATATAATAAGGAGATGGTTTTGGTGAAAAAAATTAAAAAAATCCACTTTTTTAAATTAGATATGTATAAACTTGAACAAGACAATAAAAACAAATCAATTCAGAAGTTTTTGGATGTTACTACAAAAAAATATTACTTAAATGAAATTTTAAATAATAAATTAAATCAAAATAAAGCCATTAAAATATTAAAAGATTTAGGGGATCCAAGTGGTTCCTCTGCGATAATGGAAGTTATTAGTGAAAAAGATGAGTATATATTTGGGAAATTAGGGAAAGAACATGATATTAATCAATTTCAAATTAGAAAATCAAATACTTTAAAGTCTAGAGATATAAGTAAAGAAGCAGATGAATTATTTGAATCGTTTTCATATTTTCTAATTGACAAAAGTACATTCTCTGTGTCATATATTAAGGAAAATACCGCACCAAGTATAAATTATTTATCATATCTCATCACAAATGAATTCATGTCTACTGATAAGGTTAGAGGCAGGATTGAGTGTTTGTTGGATAGAAATGCAATTGAGATGTTAAGTGGTAAAGACATTATAGGCTCAATGGAATATGATGTAACTTTACCTCCAAAGTTCACTAAAAGCTTATTAAAGCTTAGGGAAAAAGAATATGATTTATTACAAAATCAAAAAGGAATTCGTATCGCTGTGAAGTTACAGGCTGCTAAAAGAAAGACATCAGTTTTTGATAGCGAAGAAGATGCAACTAGTTTTCTTTCAAATATGTTAGGTAAAGGTGTAGATTTAAAAGTAAAAGCAAAAAATGAAAATGATGAATTTATGCAAGATTTTAGGCTAGTTGAAAATCCTTTTACAAAGAAAGTGAATTTTCATTATGACACAAGTGAAATATCAGATATTCACAGCTTGCAAAAATCAATAGAACAGCAATTATGGATGAAGACTCAGCAAAATAAGGAAGAAATTTTAGAATATATTGGTTTTGATGACTAAATAATTAATTATAAAGGAGGAGTGATTGAGTGAAAAAAAATTATTTAGGTAAAAACACTCTTGCTTGCATAATTTTCTTTTTTTCAGTTGTAGCAATTTTAATAATTTTAGTTTTATCTTATTTTAAATGTGGAATAACTGTAAAAGATAGTTTTAAAAAAGAAGATATATATAATTTGTTAACTATTAATACAATTTTTTCTGGTTTTTTATATACTATGTTAGGAAATCTAGTAGAGTTTAATTCTAGAAAGGAAATTAAAAAAAAGGATATTGCAGGATACGTGGATAAATATTATAGTCCTATATATTTTGGTTTAACATATTTTATCTTAGCTATCGTAATAGAAATATGTATTTTGTATTTTGATTTTAGATTTTTGATAGGTTATCTAATATTATTGCAGAAACTATTATCTATTTTTGGGATAATATTTTTTGTTGCATCAACTATAATGTTAAGGAAAATGATAAATAATATTCGTAACAAATAGTTAAAGCCACCGTGTAATCGATGGCTTTTTATTTAGGAACAAATATTAATCATAAATTTTTATGAAGACTTCTTACAAAGTTTGTCTTTTTTTTATACATAAAAAAGCCACTAGACTATGGGATCTAGTGGCTAGGTAGCGTTAGTGAAAATCTCGTGTCACTTGTAGTTTATGAACTTTAGCTATTATGAAAGAGTGCTACCTAAAACAAGTGTAACACAGCTGTCAAGTTTTGTCGGATATTTGGATTGTTTTCGCATGAAGAACCACCAGATAAAATATCTAGTGGCCAGACAGCAGATTATGTTTTGAAATAACTGGAAGTGTTACATGAAGCAAAAAGGAGTTGCTGTCTTGCAGTGAGTATAACAGGAATTGAAGCGTTTGTCTTACAATAAACAAATATACATAAAAACAATTAGGAGAGAGAACATGAAAAGTTATTGGTATGTATCGTTAACACATAAATATCCACATCCGAAGCACTCAACTGTTTCAATGCGTGTTGTAATGTCTGTGCAGATAAAAAAGAATGCATCTATTGTTGAAATGACGAGAGAAGCCACGCCGAAGGAAATTGATGCGTGCAAGCTAGTTTATTGTGGTTATGGTAGTTGGAAAGATAAGCATATACAAGAGAATATAGAAATGTATGTGAAGTGATAAATTATTAGACAGAAAGGCGGTGAATAACATGCGAATGACCGAGAAACAGAAACGATTTTGTGACTTTTACATCGAGACAGGAAATGCCAAAGAGGCTGCTATCAGAGCGGGATATAGCGAAAAGACTGCAAAGCAGATAGGACAGGAAAACTTGACTAAACCTGACCTCAGAGCTTATATAGACGAACGCCTCGCAGAACTGAAAAACGAACGAACAGCCGATGCCCAAGAGGTGCTAGAGTACCTAACAGCTGTTATGCGTGGCGAGTACAAAGAAGCAACGCTAATTGGTGTAGGCGAAGGCGCACAAGCCGTTGTAGACATCGATGTGGGCGCAAAAGACCGTTTAAAAGCAGCCGAGCTTCTTGGTAAACGTCATGCGCTGTTCACTGATAAAGTCGATTTACAAACGGGCGATATTGTGATTAAGGTTGGTGAGTGGGATGCAGACGAAGAAACGTAATATCGTTTTAGAGTTTAACTTCCCGTCAAGAGTTTTTAACAAATCGTTTTATGATCGATTGGTGGATTATTCTAAATTCACCGAGGTTTATTGGGGCGGCGCTTCATCTGGCAAAAGTCACGGTGTCGTTCAAAAGGTTGTTTTTAAAGCATGTCAAAGATGGAAGAAACCAAGAAAGATTTTATTTACAAGAAAAGTAGGGCGTAGCTTAAAAGACTCTATTTTCGAGGATGTGAAAGCGTGTCTTTCTGATTGGGGACTGCTAGACAAGTGTAAAGTAAATAACACTGATTTTAGAATCACGTTACCAAACGGCGCAGAGTTTCTTTTCAAGGGAATGGATGACCCAGAGAAAATAAAATCCATCAAAGGGCTGTCTGACGTCGTGATGGAAGAAGCAACAGAATTTACACTAGAAGATTATACACAGCTTACTTTGCGTTTACGTGAACGTAAGCATGTGAAACGTCAAATCTTTTTAATGTTTAACCCAGTTTCTAAACTGAACTGGGTATATAAATCTTTCTTTGATGAGGAAGCAGAAGTCGATCAACGAAGAACGGGTATTTATCACAGCACCTATAAAGACAATCGGTTTCTTGATAGTGAAAATAAAAAGGTGATTGAGGATTTAGCCAAACGAAACCCAGCGTATTATCGCATATATGCTTTAGGAGAATTTGCTACGCTAGATAAACTTGTATTTCCAAACTATCAGAGAAAACGATTAGACAAGCACGACGAACTGTTAAGACAGATTGATTCAGATTTTGGCTTAGACTTTGGGTATGTAAACGACCCTTCCGCTTTTGTGCATGCAAAGGTAGACGAGAAGAACAAACGTATTTATGTTCTTGAAGAATACGTCAAAAAAGGCTTGCTGAATGATGAAATCTCAACGGTTATTAAAGATTTAGGCTATGCAAAAGAAGTTATCACTGCAGATTCAGCTGAAAAGAAATCTATTGCAGAAATCAAGAAGAACGGAATTACTAGAATACGTGCAGCTAAGAAAGGCCCTGATTCAATACGACAGGGGCTTTCTTTTTTATTGCAATATGAGCTAATCGTAGACGATCGTTGCGTAAAACTGATTGAGGAATTAGAAAACTACACATGGGCTAAAGACAAGAAAACAGGGGAGTATACCAATGAACCTATTGATAGCTATAATCACGTGATAGATGCTTTACGATACGCAGTAGAACATCGTAGTAAAAAAGCACGAGGAATTAAGCTACAGAGCGTGAAGGGGGTTATTTAATGACAGAAAAAGTAAGTAGACCAAATACTGAAAGTAAAATACGTGAATTCGTTGACCTTTTAGGAAATCGTGTCTTTTATTGTGATAAAAACGCAAAGATTGACGAACGCTTGGTGGATAAATACATCAATAAGCATCGGAAATTAATTGGGTTTTACGAAGAATTAGAAAAGCTCTACAACGGTCAACATGATATTTATTATCAAAAAAATAAAGGAATTGGAAAACCTGACCATCGAATTGCAGTCAACTTTGCCCGTTATGTTGTAGATAGTTCTGCAGCTTTCTTTAACGGTAAACCAACAAAGATTACTCATCCAGATGGTGAGGTAAAAGAATTTGTTCAAAATTTCCGTAAACGAAATGAGGAAGAAGACAACGATGCAGAGCTTTCTAAGCTAACTGCTATTTATGGGCATGCTTATAAGCTTTTATATCAAAACGAAGAAGCAGAAACGTGCGTGACTTATTTAAAACCTACGCAAGGATTCATTGTTTACGCAGATGACTTATTAAAAGCGCCTATGTTTGCGGTTCTTTACAACAAAATGACAAAGGACGAGCTAACAGCAACTGTTTATCCACAAAATAGCACAGAAACGTTTATTTTTACACAAGACAAGACTTCTAAACGATTGGAAACTAAGAGAGGACCAACCGTTTTTCAGAAAGCCTTGTCTTATTTATTAGGTGGAAAAGAGGCAATCGCTAATCCGTACGGTGAAGTGCCTATGATTGAGTTTATGGAAAATGACGAACGACAAGGACGCATTGAGTCTGTGTGGTCGCTGATTAATAATTACAATGAAGCTCTATCAGAAAAAGCGAACGACGTGAGTTATTTTGCGGATGCCTACTTAAAAATGATAGGGGTAGATTTAGCTGACGAAAACGTCGCTTCCTATTTACGTGATAACCGAGTGATTAACAGCGCCGAGCCTTTAAATGAAGGCGAATCGGTAGATATTAATTTTTTAGATAAACCTAGTTCAGATACAACACAAGAAAATCTATTAGACCGATTAGAGCGGTTAATTTATCAAATGTCTATGACTTATAATGCAAACGATGAAAGTTTTAGCAATAACGCTTCTGGGATTTCGCTAGAATTTAAAATGCAAAATCCTAGGAATTTAGCACAAGCGAAAGCTAGGAAGTTTAAAAAAGCATATGCGCAAATGTACAAAATGATTTTTTCATTGCCTACGAATGTACCTGCTAATAAAGCTAAGGAATGGTTTAATTTAGAATACACTTTTGACTTTAATATTCCGCGCAATATTAAAGACGAAGCGGAAACTGCACAAAAACTTGAAGGGATTGTTTCAAGAGAAACGCAATTAGGCGTATTATCGATTGTTCCTGACGTAACTCAAGAAATGGAACGTATAAAGGACGAAGAAACGGAAGAACGTTTAAATCCACAAGTTGATTTCGGTAAATTTACTCGAAATACGGAAGAAGTGACCGAAGAACATGAGTAATTATTGGGCGGAACGAGAAGCAAAACATATCGAAGAAATGCTGAAACGACATGTGAATTACGAACAAGAAATTCATAGACGGTATTTACAGTTATGGAAAACGATAGAAGCAGAAATTCAACAGTTTTACGTCGCTTATGCAGGGAAAGAGAAGATTAGCATTGATGAAGCGAAACGACGTGCAAGTAAACATGACGTACAAATTTTCGCGGAAAAAGCGAAACGTTATGTACAAACAAGAGATTTTTCAAAAGAAGCTAACGAGCAATTAAGGTTATACAATTTAACGATGAAGGTTAATCGTTTAGAGCTTTTAAAATCGAAAATAGGTTTGTATTTAACAGACAACACTAATCAGCTACAGACCTATTTTACAGCAATGTTAACAGAGGAATCTGTAGCGGAGTTTGTACGACAAGCGGGGATATTAGGCGAGTCTGTTCTTTCCGAAGAAACTTATCGATTGTTTGCTAAAGCGATTATTGAGGGGTCGTTTCATAACACGACATTTTCTCAACGTTTGTGGGCAAACCAAGATGTTTTGAAAGCGAGTATCGATCGCTTATTAACAGTTGGGTTAGTAGCAGGTAAGCATCCAGATATTCTAGCTAGGGAATTACGCAAATTAGTTGTGATTGACAGCTTGCGAGGAAAGGAAACGGCTGATTATGTCGCACGTCGACTAATGATTAGTGAATCCGCAAGAATACAAAGTGAAGTACAAAAGCAAAGCTACGAAAAATATGGGTATGAAGAATACAACCTAATTGTAGAACCAAGCGCTTGTCCTATTTGTGTAGGAATAGCAAGTGCAAATCCACATAAGGTTTCTGAAATGAGTCCAGGAATCAACGCAAGTCCCATTCACAACTGGTGTCGGTGTAGTACTGCACCTGCTTATAAAGACAAAAAGTTCTAGCGAAAGTTAGGCTTTTTTTATTTGCCTTCTTACTGCTTACAGGCGTTAAAGAGAAAGCTGTTTCGATTGATAGGCGTAACCTATTAATTTCGATTAGCCACGTAATGGTTGGAGGTTTTAACATGAACGAAGAAAAACACTTATTATTACCGATGGATTTACAATTTTTTGCAGATGAGCCAAATTCTGATGAGCCAAACTCTGACAATTCAAACGAATCTGGGAATTCATCGACAAAGAATTCTCAAAATCCCAAAAATGAAAATCCAGACGGAAAAGAAACTGGAAAGACTTTTACCCGTGAAGATGTATCAAAAATGATTGCAGCAGAAACTAAGAAAGCAGTGGAGCAAGCAAAATCTGATTGGGAAAAGCAAAAATCTTACGAGCAAATGACTGCGGAAGAACGTGTTAAGGCGAAAGAACAAGAAGCCGCTGACAAAGAAGCACTAGCGGAAAAACGAGAAATGGAAGCCCAAGCCCGACTCGACCGTTTAACGCGTGCCGAATCTGTTCGTAATGATTTATCCGAGAATGGTCTTTCCGACTACGTAAGTGCTGCACAAGCCGATTTATTGCTTGTGAAAGATACGGACGAGGATACAAAGAAAGCTGTAGATGAATTAAAACAAATTATTTCAAAAGCTAGAGATGGTATCCAAAAAGAATTGCTGAAAGGTCAAACTGTAAACGTTGCTACAGCAACAAAAGAGACCGATTGGCGCAGCAATTTGACTAAAAATTTAGAAAAGAAATAGGAGATGAAAATTATGCCAGTTATTTTAGATAGCAAAGATTTAAAAGCAATTGACAAAGAATTTGCCGCAGGCTCTCAGGTTTGGGATTTATTGAAAGGTGGAGCTGCTGCAGTAACTGAAGCGGATTTTGTAGGCGCAAAAGAAGTCCGCATCAACAAAATGAAAGGTTTTACTGCTAGTGATTATAAACGTAACGAAGACAATAAACGTTCTAAAATTGATGTGGCAAAAGAAACGTTTAAACTAGAGAAAGAGCGTTGGTTTGGTTATGACTTAGACACATTAGATCAATCAGAAAATGCTTCCTACGAAGTTCAAGCGCTTGTGGAAGAGCATACTCGTTTAATTGCGATTCCTGAAAAAGATCGAACTGCTGTACAACGCTTATTAGAAGCGGCATTTGCTGAGGCTGCGGATGATGATAGCGAAGGAAAATACGTTGGAAAAACGGTAAAAGAAACCATTACTACAGAAAACTCTTTAGCTTCTTATGACGCAGCAGAAGCGTATATGACAGATGCAGAAATTGTCGGTCCGTTTATTATGTTTGCATCCACTGACTACTATTCAGCATTAAAAAATGCAAAAGGTGTTTCAAAAACATTTACTACGAACGAGCAACAAATTTCAGGTATTAACCGTAAAGTTGCGCAGTTAGACGGTTCCGATACTATTATTCAAAAAGTTGCAAAATCTCGTTTACAGGTAGATTCTACGAAGAAAATTAATTATATTCTTGTGCCTTTGATGGTTTGTTCGCCAGTTGAAAAATACAACTCTATTGATCTAATTCCAGCTTCACAAGATCGTGACGGCTACAGAGATACCATCAAAGGATTAAACTATTATGATGCTATCGTAACTGAAAAAGCTCGTCCTGCCATTTACGTTTCTTACGATTCAAAGTAAGCGCCCCGACCGTTAAAAAGGTAACACCAACGGCAGATGGGGCAGTTGTTGAAGCAGAGTAGGTGAAAAAATGACTCTTTCAGATTATCGCGTACTACTGGATATTTCAGAGGATACCTACGAAAAAGATAAGGCAAAAATTATCAAAATCTGGGACATTACTGAAAAACAGCTGCGAGTAAAATTGAAAGCTGATAAAATACCAGAAAAATTGGACTATATTGTTCCGTCAATTGTAGTGAAACGATATAACCGTTTAGGTTTTGAAGGCATGGAACAACACTCTCAATCAGAAGAAACAATCTCTTATAATTTGGATGACTTCGGGGAATTTCAAGATGAGATTAACGATTATCTTGAAGAACAAGGCTTGATTCGTAAAAGGAAGGTGTCCTTTTTATGAGAACATGTATTGATTACTACAACAAAAAACACGTGCTAATTTCGGAAAAACTGATAGGTAATGTAACCGAAGTCGGAACGGAAAAACAAATGACCATTTTCCCTAACATAAAGGAGCAGATGGTCATTTTTCGTTTTAGAGACCGCCTAGCTATTCGTTCAGGATTTCTTGAATACTACGACGAAGAAGAACAAAAAAATCGAAAATTTACCGTTGTTAAAAATTTGCGTGTTAGCAAAGGAACTTCGGTTTATGGAAGCGAATATCGATGACTTACCGAGTAGATATTTCAGGATTGGATGATTTAATCGAAGCGATTGAAGAAGCGAAAAAGCTAGACGATGTAAAAGAGGTCGTCAAAAATGATACTGCTTATATGGCAAATCAAATTGCAGAAGAAACACCAGTCAGAAGTGGATACTTAAAACGAAGTGAGACACCTTCTATTAAAGATGACGGAATGACTGGCGAAGTTGAAGCGATGGCTGACTATTCAGCATATGTAGAATATGGAACGCGTTATATGTACGGACGTTTCTATATGAAAAAAGGGCATACAGCAGCAGCTAAAAGATTTCTTGATAATATGGAGGCGTTAGTAAAATGACCTTTAAAGACCCGTATTCAGAACTTTACGAAGCGTTATTTGTCACTTTGGAGCAAACAGGCTATGAAACCTATGGGCATTTGCCAGATGACGACGCTTCTTACCCGTTTGTTTTCTTAGGTGAACAATGGTCTAAGGATAGACAAACAAAAACAAGAACGTTAGGTTCAACAAATATTATGATTCATGTTTATGATCATGACGACAAACGTCGAGAATTAAATCAAGTATTAGCCGATGTGCGAAAAATCGTTCATGAATTGCATCAGACTAAGAACTTTAATTGGTTAGTGACAGAAAGTAGCACAGAAGTAATTTATGAAAATACAACCAATTTTGGTATGAGCCTTGCACACGGTGTACTTGACATCACGTTAGAATTTGAATAAGAAAGAAGGAAACTCGAAATGGAAAAAGCAATTCAAGGTAAAAAAATTAAGTTAATGTTTCGACTAACACGTGAACGTGCGACAACAGCAGCGAAGTTATTAGCTTTAGAAATTTCACACGAATATAAGTCAGAAACAAAAACAGATACACAATCAACAAAAGACGGGAATGTTCCTACCTCAGGAATGCCGTCAGCTTCCATCGAAATGGAATTTTTACGGACAGGCACAGAAACTTACAACATGTTGAAATATGCGTATCGTAACGGGCTAGAAATTGATGTATGGCGCATTAATTTTGATAAAAAAGACCCAAAAACAGGAAAATACGAAGCGGAATTTGGCACAGGCTTGTTGGATTCATTCGGAGATTCTGCCGAGTCCGATTCTAATTCAAGTATTAAACCAACTCTAGTTTTAAATGGTGACCTAGTAGAAGGTTGGGCAACGGTTGACGCCGAAAATGAAGAACTTGCGCGTGCTTTCTTCTACGACACAGTGGCTGGTGCGGAACCAGAAGAGCCTGTAGAAAAATACACACCAAAAACAATTGAAGTACCTAAAGTTGAAAGTGTAACGCCGACATCAGATGGCGCCGTTGTAAAAGTGAAGGAGGAAGAATAATCATGGCAATTACTTGTCGTATTTACAAAGGTAGTGAAAAAGTAGTTGAAGGAGCAAGTCCATTAACTATTACAGGACTTGATGCAGGAGCAAAAGTAGCAGCAGGAACGTACCATATTGTACGTGTGCAAGATGAAAAAGAATCTGAAAAAGTAGCTATTCCAGCTTTTACCGTATTGGCGGGGCGCTCTTTGGAAAATAAACCAACAGAAGCAAATACTATTCCTGAAATCAAAGAATGGTTAACCGCTCACGGTATTGATTTTACAGGAAAAACAACGAAAACAGAATTATTAGCATTAGTACCATAATTAAAAATCAGGAAGTAGGCGGCAATGTGAAGGCATTGTCGCTTTTTTAGGAGGAATTTTACATGTCAACAAACGTAAAACCTGTCGCAACAATTAACGGAAAAAAATATCCTTTGATTTTCGGTTTTAAATTTTTAAACGAAATTAACGCATTAAAACCTGACGTTGAAGAAGTAGACGGCTTCGTTCAATTGGTTGGTGGGTTACAAGATGGCGACGCTTTTGCCTTTCAAAAATTAATGCACGCAGCGTTAATTACTTATGATGACTTAACAACGAAAGAAATTGACGACTACTTAGAAACGTCGGAAGAGGTTTTAACGTTGTTTGAAAATTTTATCTCTTTCTTGGAGCAAGCACCGTTAACGGCTCTTCGGACGAAAAAATCACTAGAAGCAATCAAAAAAATCATGGCTTACATGGAACAGATACAAGCCAATCAACAAGAAACGACAGCCTAGATTATGACGAAATAGTTGTCACTTGTTTTCAACATTTCCCCAATATCACTTTAAAAGAAATTGAGCGTATGACTCCTTATGAATTTAATTTACGGATAAAAGCTGTAAATTTACGTGCAATTAACGAAGAAAGGAAACTATACGTTAACGCGTTAGCTACACGTATTTTTACAACACCAGATGAAAAAGGGCAACGCTATATTTTTAACGAAGTGAAAGATGTCTATGACTTTGAAAAGCTTGAACGCGATGTGCGAGGGGAAATCTCGCAACGAGAAGTGGAAAAGCTAAGTGAGCTAGAAGAAAACGCTCGTCGATTAGAACAAGCAAGAAAAATTGTTGAGGAAAGGAGGAAACAACGTGACACAAAGTAAAACGGTAACAGCTATACTTACAGCACGTGATAACAATTTTACCAGTGCGATGAATGGCGCTGTGTCTTCGCTAAAAAAACTTAATTCAAATGCTTCTGATATTCCTAGTAATTTGAATACAGTGAATGGTGCGATGAAAAGTTTCGGTGATAAAACCGCAAGTATCGGCCAAAGCATTGAAAAAGTCGGCGGTTCGATGACTAAAGGTATTACACTCCCAATTGCGGGTGCCGTTGGCGCAGTAACAACCGCAGCGGTAAAATGGGAAAGTTCCTTTACTGGAGTTAAAAAGACCAACGATGAGATGGTCGATTCTAACGGTAAAGTCATTTATTCTTATGATGATTTAGAAAAAGGCCTTAGAGATTTAGCAAAAGAATTACCCACTAGTCATGAAGAAATTGCAAAAGTAGCAGAAGCAGCTGGACAGTTAGGAATAAAAACTGATAAAGTTGTCGGATTTACTAAAACAATGATCGATATGGGCGAATCAACAAATATGTCTGCAGATACAGCGGCTACATCCCTAGCTCGTTTTGCTAACATTACGCAAATGTCACAAGATAAATTTAGCAATCTTGGTTCAGCGATAGTTGACTTAGGTAATAATTTAGCGACTACCGAATCAGAGATTACAGAGATGGGCTTACGTTTAGCAGGTGCAGGAAAACAAATTGGCATGACCGAAGGAGACATTGTAGGTTTTGCGGCGGCGTTATCATCTGTTGGTATAGAAGCCGAAGCGGGCGGATCGGCATTCTCTAGATTAATGGTACAAATGCAATTAGCAACTGAAACAGGAGTTGAAGCTTTTGCGCCTCTGAAACAAGCAGTAGCAGAGCAAGGCGTGTCTTGGGAATCTTTTGTGCATGCTGTAAACTGGGGTGGAAAAGAACTGACGGCAGTTTCTAAGCAAATGGGAATACCTACCTCAGAATTAAAGAAAATGTATAAAGAAGCTAGCAAAGCATCAGGTAGTCTGGAAGATTTTGCAAATGTAACAGGTCGAACTAGTGAAGAGTTTGCACAATTATTCAAAAGCAATCCATCTCAAGCACTAATTGAATTTATCCAGGGCTTAAAAGACTCGGAAAAACACGGAATATCAGCTATTAAAGTGCTCGACGATATGGGAATTACAGAAGTTAGATTACGTGATAGTTTATTACGTGCAGCCAATGCAAGTGATGTCTTTGAAGGGGCTGTAAAACGAGGTAACGAAGCGTTTAACGAAAATACAGCTCTAGCAGAAGAAGCTGGTAAACGATACGGAACTACAGAATCACAGTTAAAGATTTTACGTGGTCAATTAAATGATGTAGCAATTACGTTTGGCGGTCCATTAGTAGCCGCATTAAATAGCGCGATAAGTGCTGCTAAGCCTATGATTGAAGCTTTAGCAAATATGGCAGAAGCTTTTGCATCAGCTGATCCAAAAACGCAAGAGTTCATTTTGAAAATGGCTGCGTTAGCCGCTTCTGCTGGCCCTGTGTTAAAAGTTTTTGGGAAAATGACAAGATTTTTCGGCAAAACGATTTCGACAATGTTTGAAACCGCAGGGAATATTGATAGCAAGTGGCAGCAATTTATTACTAAACCTATTGTTAATGGCTCTGGTAGTGCATTACAAGCTGTAAAAGGGTTTGTTTCTAAATATAAATCAAATCTAGCAGGGCTTGAAAGCGCAGGAGTTAATGTAAATGTATTAACAAGATTTACCACGTTAGGAGAGACTATTTCAGGTCTTTTTCCTACGCTAGATACATTTAGAGCAAATCTACGAGCAAGTCAAAGACAGCTAAATATGCTAGGGGAAGGGAATAAAGTTACTAACTTTTTCCGTTCTTTTTCTGCTTCTTTACAATTATCTAACAGCAAATTAGCGAAATTTGCCTCTGTTGTTATTAATCCTGTAGGGTCGCTAAGAAACCTATCCTCTGCAGCTGGCAAATCGGGAACGGTTTTATCAGGGCTTGGCGTAGCCACCTCAAAAGCAGGTGGAGGTTTTAGAACATTTGCGGTAACGGGTATACGATCTATAGCTAGTTTAACAGGAGCTATGTTGAGCAATCCCATAACAGCAATTTTAGTAGCAATAACCGCTACGATAGTTGGTGTAGTGCAAGCTTGGAAATCCAATTTTATGAACATTCAAGGCTACGTGAAAACTGCTTTTAGCGGAATAGTAAAATCGTTTAAAAGTGTACTTCCTAGCTCTGCGAGTGTTACTAAAACAATAAAAGGATTAGGAAATACATTTAAATGGTTAGGTACTGGCGCAATTGTTGGTGTCACTTTTGCAATAGCAGGTTTTGTAGATGGCTTACGTACTATCGTTACTGTAGGAAAAACGGTAGTAAATGCAATAATGGCAATTTCAAACGGTGTAAAAGGACTTTGGAAACGATTAAAAGGCGATTCTAAAGATGCTGATAAAGCATTTAAAGATATGAAGAAAAGCTTATCTGATATTGAAAAAGATTGGGATACAATGTTTTCTGATTCTGCCTTAAAAAAAGCTGCTAAAAGCACCGAAGAATTAGGTAAAAAGTCCAAAGACACTACTAAAGCAATTTCGTTAAATATGGAAGAAGCCTCTTCAAGTGTTGAAAATTATTCTTCAAAACTTGATGAAGCTAAACAGGCAATGACTGAACTTTTCTCACAGCAAAATGGTAGTACGGCTGGCGTAGAAACTTATTTCAAGAATACACTTGATTTAGTTACGAATTTAAAGGAACAACAGAAAAAGGCTGTTGAAACCTATAACAAGCAAATTGAAGCGGCAGAAGGAAAATCAGAAGCAGAGAAGCAAAAGATTTTTGCCAATGCTTCAAGCCAGTATATGAAAGCTGTTCAAACGAATAATAGTGATTTATTGAAGGTATATACTGATTATTCTAACCAATTGAAGAATAATAAAACAGTAGAGGGTCAAGAATTGACAGAACAGCAAAGAGCTACTTTGCAAAATCAAACGAATATTATTCGTGATCAATTATTACAACAGAACCAACAATTTGTTGAGGCTGGTATGAATAAGTTGGCTAATAAACAAGCATTAAGCGAGCAAGAAAAAGAACAAACTTTGACAAGCTTGCGAACGCTTGGGGAAATTCAAGCGCAACAAGTGCAAGAAAATAACGCCCAAATTCAGCAACTAGAAACACAAAAGAACCAAGCAAAAACAGAATCTGAAAAAGCAGCTTTCCAAAATCAAATTACACAATTACAAACGCAAAATGCTCAAATACGACAAAGTGAATTAGAGCAAGGAGCTCAACTTCTATCGATTATTTCACAAAATGGTGCAAATAAAATTGCAGTGACAGCTGATAATTTAGCACAACTTAAAGGCGTTACAGACCAACAGCTTTTAGGCATTTATCAATCTTATGTAAATAATGGTGCTAGCATTGACCAACAAATGGCTTTATTGGCAGGAATGCTACGTCAACGAGGGATTGATGGCTCTAACGGACTGGTTCAGGGATTGCAAAGTAATGATCCAACGAAGTGGGCGAATATGTCAAGAGCTGACATTGTGAATACTTTACAAGCGTTGCCTCCTGACTTATTTAGAAATGGTCAAGACGGGAAAAACCAGTTAATTGATGGATTAAACTCTGGAAAAACACAACTTAATAATGTTGGTAAAGAATTGATGTCTTCGATGAATAGTGGTCAATCTTCGCAAAAATCTAATTCTAAGAAAGCTGCCGCTGATAATAGTAGTGCAGCTGCTTCTGGAACAAGAAGTAAAAGTAATGAACATAAAAATGCTGGTAAAAGCAATGCTCAACAGACAAATGCTGGAACGAATTCTGAAAAAGGAAATGCGAAGAATTCTGGAAGTCAGCTAGGTGCGGCAACAATTCAAGGATATTTAACTCAGTTACCCCCTGCAAATAATGCTGGAAGGTCTTTAGGAAATGCGGTAAGTCAGGGTGCAGGTTCTGTAGATATGAGCCCTGTAGGTTCAAATATGGCTAGAGGTGTTGCTTCTGGTATTCGTGCAAGTCAGGGCGAAGCAGTGGCTGCTATGCAAAATTTAGTA